GTCTACAACTAATTGAAGTTGGTCATCTGCTAAATTTTGAATAGCAACATGGCCACCTCTAGTATAAGAATTTACACTTATGCTTGGCTCTTTAATGATATTAACTGTATCTCCGAAATTTTCAATCTCTCCCGCATAGTCGGTGTTGGTTATATCTTCAACAACCGAAGCCGTACGGAAAAACTTTTGAACCTTTTGACTATAAATTACTGGTAACCAATTACCCGATGGTAAGTTAGTATAACCAGCTCCTTTAGCAATAGCCATAATTTCCTCCAGTTAAAATTTTATGCCTGTTCTATACGTCCCTCTTTCCTCGCTAAATCTATTTCTTTTTCGTATTTCATAAATTGTTGAGGTTTGAGTTTTGCAATTTCAGACACTGACCAAATCTTTTTACCACCTTCTGTTGTAATAGAACCTCGTTGAGTTTTAGTTACAGCTTCAGCAGCATTAGGTTTAGTCGTTTGCTTATTTTGTAGATTGTGTTCGGCTTTATACAAGTCAATTATTCTAGCGGCCCATTTTGCATTGGTATTATTTTTATAAATACCATCTGAAATATTTTCTGGTTGTTCATTAAGCCATTGAGTAAAATTAGCACTTTCTTTTAATTCCGAAAAATCCGGATGTAAAGTAGTTAATTCTTTTAAAGAATTTTGTTTTGTTAATTCCACTTCTTGTTCTCTTAACTCACCTAAACGACTTTCAATATCCTCTACTCGTCTATCAGCTTGTAAATGAGAAATTGACTCTACAACATCATAAATATCAGGATATTGCTCTTTAAACTCTACCAATTCTTCAGCACTTTTAGGTGCTTTATATTTAGGTTTTGTTGTAAGAGTTTTTTCCTTCTCTTTCCATTCATTTACTTTTCGGTCATAATGAGATTTTAAATCATCATACCGTTTTTTAAAATCATGTTCTTGTTGTTTTGTCTGCTTTTCTGATTCCAAAAAACTAGTTGTTTGTTTAGGAGTAGCCTCTTCGGTGTCCTTTGTTTCAACTGTTTCAGTTTCCACTGGCTTATCTAAATCTTTTCGATAAGAATTGTGGTATGGGGTAGGCTCTAAATTTTCTTCTTGTTTAGCTTCATCTACCATTTTTCCTCCTTGAGTGCCTTATATATAAGGGTAGCTCGGTTGTGTTTTTGGGGCTGTGCCTAGTGCACAGGTCGCCTATTTTGAAATTATTATGTAACCATAAAAGGCTCATTAATATTAATGTCACCTTTTTGTCGGTTAATAAATAACTCAAAAAACTTGTTATTTCTATTATCACTAACACCTTTTCTGTGATATTCTGGTTTGCCTGAGTCAGGATTAGTAGCAGACATTCCTTCATAATCATTATGTGCTAATGCTTTAAAAAATCTTGGAAATCCTGTTTCTTTATTATATGGGTCAATTTTTGATGCTCCCATATTAAAAGCCATTTCAATTAATATCATTCGTCTATTTGCATCTAAATCTTTAAATGACTTAGCAGCATTTCCAGTAAATCCTTCTTTTTTTATAAAATTATTATATACTACTCTTACATTTTTTTCAGCTTCCATAATATCTTTTGCTAATAAATCTTCTGCTTTGGTAGTATCTATATCTGTAAATTCTTTATTTAAATTATTTTGTTGTATTTCATGTTTCGTTAATCTATGCCCATGACCAATAGCTGATTTTTCTCCATCAGAATAAATATTTGATTCAAATCCTTCAATATCTGTACTTTTTAAATAATCAAATAACATATTATATTCTTTATTAAATTTTATCTTATGATTTTCACCTAAATAACCAGTACCGCCCATGCTATTAATCCCAGAATCTTTTATATTATATTTTGCTAAAATTCTTTTTCCATCTCTATGATGCCAATTAGAATCACTATTATAATTATCATCAAATTTATAATCAAGTTCTATTTCCTTATCATGAATATAATTACGTTTTTCATCTTCGTTACTTTTAAATAAATCACCTGTTCCTTTTTCATAACGTACTCTCAGACCTTTTGGTGTTATAAAAAATTCTGTATTTAATCGTTCACCTGTTTTTTTCCAATTTGCTTTATCCATTAAATGATGCATTTCTGTTGTTTTTGCTACATTAACTAAAAATCGTTTATTTTCTAATAAATCAGATTTAAAATTAGCATAGACACCATTTTCAATTCCTTTTTTTAAATTATGCATAGCTTCTTTTGCTAATAAATTATTAGCCCAATTAGGTTTTTGTATTACAGCTTTACTATTAAAAATTTCTTTTATCGCTTTATCAGCTTTATTCCATAAATGTTGTCCTTTAGAATTTAATTTTGTCCCTTTAAAAATAACTGCACCTTTATTTGGGATAGGTACAGATGATTGATAAGAATCATCTAATAAATTATTCATACGACTATAAATTTTTTCTTTTGGATGATGCATATCTTTGTTAATAGCTTTATCTAACTGAATAGCTTCTAATTTTTTTCTTCTATCATAATCTGCTTTACCACCAGATATAGCAAAATCTCTTGCAGTTATATCTTCATTAGGGTCAATATATCGTCTTAATTTTTCTCTTCTAGTTGTTTCTCGATTCATAGCTTGTCTATCAGTAATATAATCACCTAGTTTATACCCTGATTTAGAAGGTTGATTTAATTTTTTTAATGTTGCATAACCACCATCAATATATTTAACTAATTGATTTGGTATTTGCATTTCACCATTATGTACAAGTATATCTACTTTATCACCATGTTTATAACCTTTAGTTTTAACACCTGCATCTTTTGCTCTTAACATAGCACGTTCAACTAAACTTCTAACTCTTGGGCCACTTTGTTGCATTGCAGGATATCCCATTATAAAATCTCCTTCTTGTGCTTGTAAATCTACATCATCTGCCCTCATTGCAGCAGGAGCCGCATTTGGGTCATTAATTATTTTTGGTTGTCTTATAAATCCTGTCATAATTTTCTTTATGTTGTTGTATTATTATTAATATAAATATCCCAAGGCCACCAAGGATAAGCATTATTTAAAGTTAATTCATCTTCTTTTGAATCTTCTCCTGCTCCTTGCTGTTGACTTGGTTGACCCGGCCCTGTTTGCCACCTATCATCAATTCCATCACCATCTGAATCTACAACATCTCCTGTGTGAGCCATATCATCAGTTCCAATCCAAAGTCCATATTGTGAACCCGGACTATCAATATTTATATTAGTATTTGTATTCGTATTTTCCCATTTATTTTTACTAGCATCATGTTTATTTAAATCTTTCTGATATGTTTGGTCTAATGTTCTCATATCAAATTCACTAAATAATTCACTTGTTTCTTGATTAATATTTATATTTGGGCCATCCATTTCAAAAACAAATATTCCATCTGATGGTAATTCTGTTTTTTCAGGAGTTAAATTCTTTATAATTTCTGAACCAACAGCTACTGCTGTCCCAACAGGGCCTCCAATTACTGATAGAAGAGCACTAAATATTTTATCACCTGTTGTTCCACGCAATGGTTTATTTGCATTAATTAATGCTCGTTGATATTTTCCAATAGTACTAGTTGTATCATAATTACCCGCCATAATAGATAATTTATTACTATAATCATCACGAGTTCCAATATAACCTGTCCATCGTGCATCTCCTCGTAAACCTGTTCCAAAAGTTTTTTTTCCTTCATCTTCTAATTGATTTAAAGCTTTAATCATAGATTTTTTAGTAATAGTCTCATCACCTATTATATCTTTTGCCTCATTCCATAATTTTCTAACTTCTGCATTATCTAAATCTATTGTTGCATCACCAAAATTATGTTCGTTATTATAATCACTAATTTCTTTTCTAGTAGTCCAATATTCTAATTCTGTTTCACCTGTTGTTGATGTAATATAATCTAAACCTGCTTGACGAGTCTCTTCATTTGGATTTTTATAATCATTCTCATATTTATCATCATTTAATTCTTTATTTACAAAACCTGCATTTTTATCAGAATTACTAGTACTATTATAAGTCCTATAGGGTTTAGTTTTATTATCTTGATATGCTCCACTAGGATGATTTGGACTTACTTGATTTGTTTTATCATATCCATTATTCCACGAAGATTGTTTACCCTGCATAAATCCTTTAGATGAAGATACATTAGTTTGCTTACTCTGCATTTCTGATTTAGAGGATGAACTACTCCCACCAAAATTTTGTTTACTTTGCATTCCTGATTTAGAAGCAGAACCATAATTCTGATTACTTTTCGTACTTGAAACTGAATATGGGTCAGTTGTATCATAGTGGCCGGGCATTATTCTTTATCTCCTATATCTGATGCGTGTTTACATGATTCCTTCAGGTTCTTGAGGTGTACCAGTGAAGCCAGTTTCCCCTGCAACAGGTACATTTCCGACTCCGATTTGGCCGTTCCCAAGGCCTGATATGTTTGGTTGATTTGCTCCTGAAGGTGTTCCTCCAGTGCCTTCCATGCCTGTTTGCTGCTCACCAGTGGGTTGAGCTTCTGGGCCTGTGCCTTGAACATTTGCTAATCCTCTTAACATATCTGCAAAGATTGCCGCTTCATTCATATCATTTACCAAACTTTCTGGGTCAATATCTTGTGCTATTGCTAATTCTCTCATTAAATTTGGAATTTTTACAAATGGAGCTAACATTGGGTTACTAACTGTTTGCAATAGAGTAGTTAATCTTTGCGTTCTAACTTCTTTTTGCATTACTGCTGATGTTCCTTTAGGTTTAATTTCTAAATCTCCAATTACATCTGGTGAATTTCCAAATTGCATATTCCATTGAAAGAATGATTCACCTAAAGGTTTTAACAGATAATCATCTATATTTTTGATTACAGTTTTTATGGATAATCCTGCTGAAGACATAATCATAGATAATCCTGCTGCTGTTCTACCAGTTCCTGTAACTCCTGTTTGTCCGTGGACTACAGAAGGTATTCCTGTTTCTTCATCAGCTAATTGTCTAGCTTTATCATACATCTGAACATTTTCTCCTGCTGTATTTGGAAATTTAATTCCATTTACTGCAGTACCTGTAACTCCAGATTGTCTTCTAAATATTTTACCCGGAAATATATCCATGCTTTGTCCGGGAACTAATTGAGTTTCATCAATATCAAATACTAAATTTCCTGCAAGTGCTAAATTATCAATTGCCATTCTAATATGGCCATTCATTAATAATTGAGCATCTTCCATATTTTCAGCAACTCCAATGCCAAAAAATTGATATGGATTTAACTCATATGGAAATGCTTGATATGGTATACGAGCAGGTGTAAATGGATTTAATACTGCTCTAATAACTTCATTACCACAAACCCATACATTAACTTGTACAGATTTTAAATCAGTCATTCCTTGTGGAATTGACATTCCAATTTCTTCACATAATGAGGCATCACAATTACCCCAATATTCATATACTTCGTATCTATTATCTACATATGTTGGGTCATTAACACCATGAATAGTTTGTTCATAATATTTTTCTTCATAATTTGGCCCAATATCTAATGCTTTTAAAATTGCATTTTTATCAAAATAAGGTCTATTCATTAAATCTTTTAATTGTTCTCGATTTAATCTATGCCTTTGTATTACATATTCACAATCTTCTATATTTGTTGCTGAAGGGTCTGGAAAAAAATCCCAACAACTAACTGCTTCAATTCTTGGTACTTCTTTATTAAAAGGATTATATTCTTTTTCCTCACCTACTCCATTCCATTGATGAACAGTTTTTTTATAATTAAATGGCCCTTTAACAATTCCAGTACCTAATAATGCACATTCAAATATAGAATGCCTTAATACATTAACAGCAGAAGTATCAAGTAACTGGTCATGTATCATTTTTTCCATTTTACGAGCAGTTTCTTGTGCAGGATTAATTTGAGGTTCCCCCATTTTAGCTGCACCTTCTTGTAGGTTTGCACCTGCAAATTTACCTGCTAAACCACCTAAAAAATCTTGTGGTGTTGTTGCTTCTAAAGCACCCGGTTCTAATATTCTACCATCACCATTAAAACCATAAGGGTCTGTAGGTGGCGATTGTGGTGTTTGTAAATGTGCAAATTCCGCCACCCCTTCTGGTACAGGAGTAGCTTCTACAGATAATGGAAATTTGCTATTAGCAAATAATATATCTGCAATTTGTCCATAAGCAGATAGAACTTTTACTTTTGTTATTTTTACAAATACTTTAGATTTTTCAGAAGAACGAAATTGTGTTGTACTATCAAAAATACCACGATAATTTTTATATGCTTTTAACCATCGTGCTTCATCTTCATTCTTTCCATCTTCAGCAGATGTAAATTTCTTTTTAACGTGAGCAACTAAACCGGGAACATTCTCGGCATTATCTATCTCTTTGGCCTCATCTGTTTTATCTATGGCCATTATTTTCCTTTATTAAAATGATTTTGATAAACTTTTATCGTCAGCACCCATCGCTTTAAGACCTTCACCTTTGTTTTTCTTACCGATAGAGCCGCTTTCTCCACCTAAATCGCCTTGTTTCCATTTCTTTTTGGAAAATTCAGCAGGTTTTGGATTGGCTTTTTTTGAATAAGAATCACCAAGTTCGCCTTGCGAATATTTTTTCATAATTGGTTGTGGCATTATTTCCTCCTAATAATCTTTCTCATTTGCTTTCTTCCAAAATGAAGATTGCACATGATTGTTTGGTTTGGTTGGATAATCTTTAGTAGCAATACTAGGGTCAGCTTCTCCACCATGCATTGATAAATTAAGATTTTTCATTTTATCCTTTTTTTTAGGATAGGGCATACCAAGGTCACCCTGTTTATATTTGGTCATTATTGGTTGTGGCATTTAGCCCTCCTTTATTTTAGTTTTTAAATAATCCAGTAATTGAGGATTATCTACAAATATTGTTGTTAGACCATTAGTTAAACCATTAACTAAATGCTCCTCTGCTTTCTCTCCCAAGTCAATATTCCATTGATATATTATTGCGTGTAAAATTTCGTGCAATAATGTGTTTGCGTGAGAAACTCCTTTTTCATCAGTTGCATAACCGATAATTCCTTCTTTAGCAAAAAACTGGCCGTGTGCTTCATTTGCTGTTGCAACGGTCTGTTTCCATTCTTCTAATTTATAATCTCTATATCCAATTTTTATATTGGATGGTAAATTAATTTTTTTCATACTAATATCCAAATACTTTATCAGCCGGTTCAAACTTTGGCTCCTTTTCTTTTTGTAAAAATCCTATACCTGAGTTAGGATTCATTGGTCTACTCATACATCCGTATCGAAGTGCATCATATGCATGGTCTTCCGCATCGGTATCCACATCTTCTGGATTATTTTTATCCACTGGTAGTAAAGGAAGTGTTCTAATTAAATTAGTACAAGTTGTAAAAATCTTTAATTTTGGTTGCTGTAAATCATCATCAAATTTAAATCGTTTATGCAATTCCATTTTTCCATTAATGCGACTTTTTGGTGACCTGTCTGATGGTCTCCAGCGACAACCTTCTGTTATCATTGTTTCTGCTATACTTGGGCCAACATCACCACGTCTTGCCCATGTAGATGAATCTAAAACTCCGTATTTTATATACTCACCATGTTCTAAATTTAATACTTGTTTAGCAAAAACATCAGCTGTCATTTTACTTTTATATAATTCTCTATATATCCAAAGATTATTATCCCAATCAATAGCAAACCATAAACAGCAAGCAAAAGAAGAATATCCCCAGTCACAAGCACGAAAACGAGTCCAACTACGAGGTATTTCAAAAGGGTCGACAATAAGAATATCTTTATTAAATTCAGGAAATGCTGAATTTTC